GTAAGCGATCCAGCTGGTATAAGCTTCAGGGCTGGGTGTAGACGACCAGACCGTCCGTAATCGGACGGGGGTGACTGCGATGCCTTGGAAGGCATCCATGCCACACGACTCTCTAAAGAGTCCACTGGTACAACTCTTGTCACGGTTTACTAATAAACCAAACGACTCCAGTTGTTCGATCGCGTTCGCCGCAAAAGCGGTTGGGACGATCACGTCATCACCATACACGTAGATACTCTCGCGAGTATCTGCGTCGTTGGCTGCTGCGGTTAAGATGGCCCAGATAGTAAGCGACAATATAGGGAAGCATAAACAACTTCCCATTGGCGCGAACTTCTTTAAGCCTATAACCCGACCGTTTGGCAGCTCGGTCGATGAAGTCCTACATGCCTCCAGATACACAAAAATGTGTTCTGGGAACAGTAGGCGAACTAACTCAAGAGACACGCGATCCGAGGCCTCTTTCAGGTCTAAGGTCGCGTAACGACCAGTTTTGCTCCCCATAAGGGCGCCAAACCGGTTCGGTTCTTGATCAGTGAAGCGGACGTTATCCCTAGTTAGGGGGTGTCCCTCCACAAGGTCTACAATGGCCCCACCTAATCCTTGTTGAATCCACTGGAAATCCACTGGTTCACATGAGATCAAACGAGGCCCGCGAGAGTCCTTAGGCACGAGTATAACTCGCGCAGGAAGACTCTTGTTGTCGATGAGTTTAAACTCATCGTATTTATCACAAACAGCACCCAGTGATGCAAAATAATAAGCATCAATTGGGTACAAATCTGTGATCGTCTGACTGACATTGGTCCACGTGTACTTCTCGTGACCAGTTTGCCTAGTGGCAACTGATCCCGGGCCGTGACGTGGATGGATGTCTTTCGGATCGAAAAAGCTAAACAACCTCGACAAGAGGATTTTAGCTTCGCGCGCAACATTAACTTGCGAAGCGTCCAGGAAAACCTGGGTGCGACGTGAAGTGTTGCGATTCTGAACCTGGTCCCCGACGGATCGGAGACGTAGATCAGTTGTAGAGAGGTCAAGTTCGGTCTTTTCAAACCGATCAATGACTTCTTGTTCCTGGTCATCGGTATAGGGTAGCTCATACTTACTAAATGTAAGCAGAAGTTGCCTTATAACACCGACGCTAGTTCGGCACGGTAGCTCAAGGAGAGCCCCGTTTGGTTGGAGTACCCGACTAAAGAACTCACCGAGAAACCTCGGAAGTTCAGACTCATCTGAGATTCTTTCGAATCCCAGCGAAGTCGAGTTTAGTGGGGTACCGCCAGAGAGTGCATTATCAAATGCCCTCCCCAGACGTGGCAGGGTTTTCGTAAGGAAACCCAATCCTTCGGCTAAAAGCCTACACTTGACCTTATTAAGGGTCAAACGTAGGGCTTTTGTGTTGAATACATCACCATGCGTCGATTGAACGTCGCACAGTGCTGCAGCGATGAGGTTATAACTATCATCTAGGCTCTTATTGCGTACCATAAGGTAGCGCTCCTAGAGCATGCACACACTGTTGCGATCCATCGCATCAAACGTTAACGTCCATACCATCGGAGTCCACATATGAAAACTAACACATGCAAACTCAGTTCGAACCAACAATCCCCAACGGAAAAAGACCAAGACTTCTTGCTCTTTTCCTCGGAGTTATTGGCCCGGAGCCAAACTACACAGGGACAGCAGACTTCCAACACCTTCCGTTTGGAGGGGAGTACGATAGAGCGGTCACAGCTAATGTTCTTGTTAGAACAACTCGCTGGCCTTCTGCCGTGTCGCCTCCCGGACGGTTTGGTACTGCTACCTTCTGGTACGCGGGTGAGGACATCTGACCACTACCTAATAGACCTCGGTATTACTGACGGAGACAAACTTTTCGCGATCTTCTCGAATGAGAAGATGCACGACGAGTCCATGTCACCGATCAGTGCCGACGTCGTTCGGAACGTAATCAGATACCACACCCAAGCACCGTGTAGTAAGACAGGCAAGGACAAAGCTAAGGAGTGGTTTAACACCACTCCCTCGCCCCAAGCAGCCAAAGTGGGCAGATGGTAGGCTCTCGCCATCCATCTGTTTACCACATTTCTAACAGAGGGGTCTCAAAGGCCCCCTGTTAGTAAGGCTGTCGCACCGTTACCCGTGCCATCAAATAACACTGTAGTTGCTGCGCCAGTAGTGGCGCAGAAAGACAGGAGGTTAGCGATGACATTGGTAGCCTCGGTAATCGAGCTCATAGCACCAACAGGTGCGTCGAGTACGATATAAGCCGAGACCGTGATTGGCGTCACCGTATCTACGCCAGAGAGGACAGTTTTGTCCACTCTGACAAGGGAACGGCGGCGCTGTTTCATGCCCGAACCCGTCTCAAGATGTTTAATCGAGAGGCGGTAGGGGAGACTTGGTGTTTCCGCGATTTGCGAAAACACGGTCTCACGTTGCGAGGTGCTGAGACGGCTGAATTCAACTTCAGCCGCGGCAGCGTTCTTGACTTCGTTTGTACTGAGTGTGTTACTTAGCATGCTTCGTTGTTAATGACGAATACTCCTTGCGGAGTATTTGGTAGGTTTATACCTACCGGTTGTGACGGCGTCTACGTCGTGCTATCACTAGCGCGGCGCCGAGGCTGAACTCTTTAGGGTTCAACCCGCTCAATGCTATTGAGCTTGACGTTGGTATGCCTACAGACCTGCGATAAGCAGTCTGAACGACAACCGGCATCTGACCACTTGCAATCAACGTCCCAGTCCTGTAGAGACGGACACTTTTAGTGACCGTAATCCTACGTTTCCGGGATATTGACCACAAGTAGCGACGTATGTTTATCATCGGTTTCATGTTCTCCGTTTTTAGTGAATCAAGGAACGGGCCTATGCCCGCGACCCAATCTACTACAAACGACCAGGGTATTGCGTTCCAGATAATCGCTGGGTTAAGGTTTAACCCGAGACTATCTAGTTGCGCAAGCATTCGAGCGTGCTCGAGCTGGTACCCAGTATAATTATAATTATACTGGATCTGACAATGAAACGTGGACTCCTCGTAAGTTACCTTACGAGACGAAGAAGAGAAACAGTCGTCCCAGAAACTATTACTAGTTGCTGAGCCGCCTGAAACTTCAGAATCGTCTCGGTCTGGGAACTCATGCAGATACCTGACATAATGTCTGTTCTGCGGGCTTCCCGATCGGGTTATGAAGTCGTTAAGACGACGTTCAGTCCGAGACATGGCAAGACGGATCTTGCCAACGTCAGATATGAACGGCAGGAGATTGAACGATAAGTTCAAGTAGCTTCCTGCCGCCCTTCGGATCAGCTGCTGAAAGGTCTCGTTGCTACGGAGACCTAGCTTCCTTATTGCGTTTATAAAAACGCCAGAACGGAAGTACTCAGCTGATTTTAGTAGTGGTCGCTTAAAATCCTTCAACTCTATTAAAAAGTTGGGGAGACTAAGCTCGGCCTTAATAACCGGAAGCATAGCAGCAAGAGCTGCGTGCGTAAGGTTAATAAGGTCGTTAGGTGGTGGCACGAAGCTACCATCCTCGGCCTCTACGATGAAAGGAGGTAGGTCGGCATCTAGCCGGCCTGCATCCCCGAACGGTTGAGAGAGTGCACCTTGGAAGGTGTACTGATCATACCCCGCACTAACAAAGGGCAGGTAAGTAGATGTGTGATTCGGAGGAACATTAGTCATGTTCCCCGGAGCCTCAACTACTATCCCAGCCCCTTGCGCCGATCCTGGTTTCGCTTGATCACTACGATAGTGTTCAAAGGGATTCCATGATTTAGGACCTCCAGAAAATGGCTGACGCCTCTTTTCGTATCGGGGTGAAGACCCCGAATCGAAGAAGGTATCAACGTAGTCCGGGAAGTTCTCGGTCGGCAAGTTATGCACTGAGCATTTCTGCTCAGTGAACTTGCCTGGGAGCGTGGTACTTCTCTCTTCCGTATTCATACGCGTGGATTGTTGAAACATTCAACATTTAGGGTGGCGCGCGCTTTTTTTGAAGATGCCCGCGTTGGCTATCAACCCTGCCTGGTCTTTTTCGATCACCAGGGCAAAATCAAACAGATCGCGCGCCGTAAAGTCTGCGGCGCGGTGGAATACCTTCTTCGCGATGATCTCGCGTGGCGTTTCGACCAA